GGTACTGTGTCTCAGCTTGTTGATTCTGCTAGTGGCATACATCCCCGTTTTTCTAAGCATTATATCCGTAGAGTGCGTTCAGACAAGAAAGACCCGCTTGCTCAGTACATGACAGCCGCAGGTTTCCCTGTAGAAGATGACGTAATGAGTAAGTCCTCTCTGGTCTTTGGCTTCCCTATCAAGTCACCCGACAGTAGTACTACAGTAAAGCAGGTGGGTGCAATGGAACAGCTAAGAGTCTGGAAGAAGTACCAAGATTACTGGTGCGAACATAAGCCAAGTATCACTGTTTATTATACAGATAGTGAGTTCCTGCAAATAGCACAGTGGATATGGGATAACTTTGATAGTGTCAGTGGTATTAGTTTGTTGCCTGTTAGTGACCATGTTTATCAGCAAGCCCCTTATGAGGACATAACCGCTGAGAAGTATGAGGAGTTACTAGCGGCTATGCCAGTGGATATTAAGTGGGAAGACTTAGAACACTTCGAGAAGGAAGATAATACTACAGGTTCGCAAGAACTGGCGTGTGTCGGAGGCGCGTGTGAAATAGCATAGGTAAAACTAAGGGGGCGCAATGCCCCCTTTTGTTATTTCTCTTCTCTTTCCTCTTTCTCTACCTGCTCTATTACTTTCTCAGCACCACCGCCTATCAGGTAATAGTAAGACTTACCTGCTACGGGTATTACCTTCATTGCTTTATTAAACGCTTCTTCGTTATTCTCTTGTTCTAATAACACATTGTTCATAGCCGCACCTAATGTATCTAGGATAGATGGCGCGGCAGGAGTTAATAGTTCTGTAACAAAAGTACCATACTGTCCTTTAGATAGATATTTATCTCTGCTATATTTACTCAAGAAGAATATCTTAGCTAGTGACTCATAGGTAACATCGTCTATATCTCTGATGGCATCGGTGTCAAAACCAGACAGCAAGAATTTCCTTGCGTTCTCAACAGTACCATTAGCCATTCCTATCAGTAACGAATACTTAAGTGCTTCCTCAAACGCACCTGTTACGTCACCTCTCTGTCCTCTCTTTACGATGTTTTGTCTAATCAGGTTTAACTGTTTAAGACCGAATGATTTAAGAGAGTACAGTATTCTTCCGTTAGTCATCTCCAAGTATAGTTGTGGCATCTCAGACAAAGCAATAGGTTGTACGTCAGCTAGTTCATTCCACATCAACAGCTTAGTGTTGTCAGTAACACGCCCTGCCTGTAGGTCAGCAATTAAATCCGCTGTCTCATTCTCAAACACATCCCCATACTTCTTAGCGATAGCATCTGGATTTGCTCTAGCTAGTTTAGTATTCTTACGCCAAGCCGCCTTCAAGAAGGTGTCCTTACCTAGTTTATCAATCTTTCTAAACCCAGAATAAGTCAAAGCAAAATCAAGAAACTTGGTCATACCACTAAGGTTCTGTAGTTCAGCAGATACTTGGTTGACCAAACCTAAATCATCAGCAGTTATCTTGGCTCGTTTGTTTCCTGTAGCCAGTGCTTTAGCTGTGTTCATTACACCATTTAGATATAACGAAGAACCTATATCACCTAGCTGAATCAACGCAGAGTCAAACTGACCTAGTAACGCGGCATACTGTAAGTCTCTAACATTAGCCATTGTCTTGCCCATAGCCTTGTCAGCGGCTTCAAACCTAGCCTTAAGTAAAAGTCTTAGGTCATCCTGCTGTGCGTTAGTCAAGTCCTTACCACGTTTCTTCATGTCCAGAACGTGCTTACCTATCGTGTTATTAATAGATTCGTCTAGTTCAATCTTACCTGCTTTGTTATACGCAACGGACTTACCGAAGAACTCGTGTTTAGCTATCTCTCGTTCAGCCTTGTTGATGTATAACTGTAAAGCCGTAGGTGTGTCGTGGTAATACTTCTGTAAGTGCTGAGGTATAGTACGGATTGTACGCGCAGACTCTAAGCGTTTCTTACCTGAAGGAGGTGCTTTACGTGTAATAGCTTGAGTGATAATGTCTGCCGCTATCTCATCGTCTAGTTCAGACCAATGACCTAGTCCTCTTTTTTTAGCTTCTGTAGCAAGAGCCTCGTCTATAACAGAGTTAGTTTTCTTACCAACAGCTTGACGCAAACCATCTAAGTCCTTAACGTAACGAGGCATATAGTTTGTTAGATAAGACATCTTAATACCTGCTTTGTTTGCTCTGGTATGAACGTCATCTAATAACTTATTTAAAGTTCTCATCTCATCTGCTAAACTAGTTTCGTTTGCACTTTTAGATTTTTTAAACTTCAAGTCACCAAAGTGTTTCTTAGCTATGTTACTTGCCTTAACTATCTGACCGTTGTTCAGTGCAAGTTCCATCTCATAGTACTTAGCTTTTAAAGCAGAGTCTTTAATCTTACCTGCCTGACCCATTAGACTGTTAAATCCTTCGGCTTCTCTTAAGGTATTGGCTAATGCAACACTTGTTCTCATGTCGTGGTTACGTACAGCACCTGCTAGTCTTTGGTCTACGTTACGCAGTACCTGAGATACTGGCGCACCTATGTAGTCCCAAGCCTTTCCTATCTTAGTTGTAGAAGCCGCAGGGTTGTCTAGGTTAGCCATAATCTTAGCGGCATTCTCTTTACTTAAGTACGAAGGTCTTTTACCTTTACTAGCATACTTAAGAACATCTATTTTATTTTTAGCATTAAGGCTTAAGTCTTTCTCTGCCAAAGCAACAGCTTGTTTATTCGTTACGCCCTTACCATTAGCTTGCTTAGTGTTAAATAGATGATAGGCTGTACGTTCTTGTAGTTTCTCTGCTATCTTATCAGCAGTTGCTTGAGAACCTTTAGTTGCTTTTGTGTTGTTGACTAAGTTAAGTACTTTCTTACCACCCTTCTCTACAGTCTTAAGAGGCGCACGTACTGCTGTCTTATACGCTAAACCTGCTGTCTGTACTGGAGCAAAGGCGGCAGAGAATAACGTACCGTAAGCAAACGACTTAGCTAGTTCGTCTGCATTTAACTCGTCCTGAACCATCTGTCTACTGCCTTCACTGGCTAGACCATACGCTCCACCTGCAAGTAACATAGGAACAGTACCGACACTACTGGCTACGACCGCAGGTATTAACAGCGGGTCGGCTATCTCAGACAAGATAGTTCCCACAGCCTTCATTGTCTCATCTTCACCTGCTATATCTAAGACATCAGCAGTTATTTGATAGGCTTCTCTAGCCATCAGTTCTTTATTTTTTAGTAGGATGTCTTCTCGTTGCTCAGGAGGTAAGTTTAAAAAATGTGCACCACTCATACCCGTACCCTTTAAAGCATCGTCATAGTAAACCTCAGCAGACACTTGCTCTAAACGACCTGTCTCAGGGTTTCTCATCATCTTGTAACGAGCAGGGCTGTACGCCTCTGCTGTGGTTAATAGACGAGCCGCGTTGTTACTTCCTTTTTTTAACTGATAACCTAACTCTTTGGCGCGTGTTGTTTCTCCTACCCCTTCAACAGTTTTCTTTTCACCGAACTCACCGAATCCCATGTATCTGAAGAAGTCAGTAGAACTTTGTACTAGATTTTTTGTAAGCGCACCACCGCCTGCCGCCATAGGATTAACGGATACAGGAGGGGCTTCAAGTCTTTCTTGTTCCTTTTGTTTCACCTCTTCAGGAACTACATCTTCGTATTCTTTAACACCTTCAGGCGGTTTACTAGCCTCTGCTCTATATTCACGTATAGCGTTAGCAAAGGCAAGAGCATCTTCAGTATTACCTGCGTCATCAGCTTTTGTGAATGCTGACTCTAGCTGTTCAATAGTAATGTTAGACATTTAACTTACCTTTATTGATATTTATTTAATCTAGCTTCTAGGTCTTGTTTTTGTTTTTCTTCTATTTCATTGGCAGTCATCATCCTTGACTCTCCTTTACCCCACTCAAACAGACCTGTTTCAGTCAGGTTATCAGTGTACATTTTTTGAATAGCTAGTTTTCTAGCCTCAGATAAATCTAAACTCGCGGGTGGTTTAATTAACTTATTTGTAACTTCAGCTACTTGAGTAGCCAACAAGTCCTTTGCCGCCTCTGTTTGATTATTCCAAGCATCGTTCCAATCAGTGCCTAAAAAACCAAAGGCTTCTCCTCCTTTAGCCTCTTCACCTGCTAAACTTAATGCTTTCTTAGCAGATGTTATGTCAGTCGCTGTAGGCTTTTCTCCTTTAGGTTGTTTGACTTCAGTTTGCTTTCTGCCTAAGATTTCAATACCTTTTGCTAACGAACCTTTAATTCCTCTTTTAATTGCTTCAGCAAGTTGAGAATACTCAGGAGGCAGAGAGTTAGCTACAAGAAATGCGTCTTCTGTCAGTTTAGCCTCATCTGCTCTCTGTTTCTGACCTGCCGCTTGTACAAGCTGCTCCTGTATCGTTGGTCCACCACCCATCAAACCACGTAAGCCACCTGCCATACGTTGTTGACCTGCTAAGGCACTCTGTACGAGCATATCTCTACCTGACATCTGTGTACGAGGGTCAATACCACCGCTAGGGATGCCTGTTAATAATCCTGCAATATCTCTATTAGCCATTAGTATTTTCCTCTATTAATCAAACAGTCTTGTTGGGTCTAACGCTTTAAGCCATGAAGGTGTTTCTGCTTCACCAAACCCTAAGTACTCTAACATACCGCCACCACTTAAACCTTGTATGTCTTCCGTTGACATACCTGCTTTATTTGCGGCTATCAGTTCAGGTAATGTAGGTTGTCTACCCAACAATGCTTCAGTAAGTGACTGACGTTTAGTCGCCTCAAGTCCTTGCGCTAACTCAGCACCCTGCATAAGAGCCTCAATACCCGCTTGACCTGATTTAGCAAACATTTCAGCACCTTCACGTCTACCTATGTCAGCAAACCCTGCTACACCAGTACCCATACGTAATGCTTCTAAGGCTTGTGATTGTGGAGTATAACCTGCACCAAGTAAACCACTAGCCGCTGTAAGTGCTTGTGCTTGTTCACCCATAGCTTGCTGACGAGCCGCTAGGTTTGCTCTAGCCATAGCCTCTTGTCTTGCAGTCTCCTGCGCTAGTAACTCTGGAGAAGCACCACCGTATGCAGACGATTGCAACCCTAAGCGTCCTTGTGACAACATACGCTCCTCTAAGGCTAAACGCTGACGTTCTTCCTCAGGGCGTTGTACGGCTCTCATTTGCTCATACAGGTCAGCTTGTGCCATACTAGGGTCTACCCCTACTTGACCGAATAAACCCTGTGCTTGACCCAACAGTTGCGTCTGAAGGGCTTGTTGCTCAGGTGTCAGACCAACGTCAATACCACCAGTAGGTGTTGTAGTAGTCTGCCCTAATCCTGTAGTAACAGTAAAGGGTTTAAACTCAGCCATGCCTGCTACTTCCGTACCAAGTCTTGAAAGTTCTTGTGCTGACTGTTGTCCTAACTCAAGTGCCGCTTTAGCCGCCTCATCTTGGTTATAGTAACCTGCCGCTCCGCTTATTAAATCGCTTAAACTCATTATTTATTCTCCAGTTTACCAAGTTGCAAGAGCAACTCGTTTCCAAGTGTCAGTGGCTGTACATACGTACATATAATTTGCATCCCAAGCTATTTGTCCTTGACTGCCCGTTGCTGATGCTGATGCGGGTGTCTGTGATTGCCGTAGTCTTATTGAATCACCATCTATGTCTAGTTTTTCAGTTGGACTAGTAGTGCCTATACCAAAGTTACCGCCAGTTACATCTAACACAGCCGCAGGACTACCAGCCCCCCCTTGACCAAACTGTATTTTATCATTTAGTCCTGCCACCAAATTTAAATTGTTATCAGAAAAAAGAGAAGTTCCATTTGTTGAACTAAATGTATTGTTATCGTTGAAAGTTAGCAAAGAGGTAGTAGTAGTTTTACCTTGAAATAAATCACTACGGAACGTCAAAGACTCTGTATGAGTATCAAAAACTTGAAGCTGAGGGGAAGCAACAGAGTCTGTACCTATGTTTACAGAACCACCTAAAGCCTTAAGATTTAAACTGTTTTTACTTTGCAAAAGAGTTGCATCAGTTTCACTGTAGCTTGTATCTCCTGAAAGTAAACATTTAGAGTCTGCATAACTAGGACTAGGGTGAACCATTGTAGCCGCGGCAATACCGTTACCATAAAACAAAGTATCGCTTACTCGTGTTTCAATTCTAGGTGAGTTATCATAATAAATCGTAGACCCACCGTTGGCTGTAAAAGAAGCAAAAAAATCATTGGAAATTGAATTTTTAAATAATAAATTACCATTAGATTCTATTTTTAAATCATTACTTGTATTGCCGATACTACCTATAGTTATACCATCTTTACTAAAATCAACTATAGAACCATCATCTGTTAATCTATTAAAAGCGGCAACATTTTGACCATCTCTGGTAAAAGTAGCTACTGATTGAACTGAACTCGGACTACCTCTAAGCTCAATACCTTCCACGTTAAAGTTATTTGCAGTCTTACCCACCAATACTTTGCCTGATGAGTCGATAGCCATACGTGTAGTATTGTTTGTTACATCACGAAAACTTAAACCACCACCGCCTCCATTAATATGAAAATCGGGATTATTGTCTGTATCTGTAAATACCAGTGTAGGTACTGTACCTTGTATATTAATGTTTCCAACAACGTCTAATGCTTGTGTGGGACTAGTAGTACCTATACCTACTTTTGTACCAAAGTAACCTGTACCAGATAGGTGGAGGTCTTTGAAGCGAGAAGATGCTACACCTAAATTTAATAATCCATCAGAAGGAGCATTAGTAGAAACATTATGTGGTCTAATTGAGTGCGGGCTTCCTGCATCTAAAAATGCCAGACCTGCCGTGTTGTTCCCTACTGTTAGGTAAGAGTCACTGTAACTACCAATACTACCTACAGTTGTGCCTGACTTTTGTAAGCCAATAATCGAGCCGTCTGTTCCTGTTCTATTTGCTGTTACAACGTTTCCACTATTTGCCGTACTTTTGTAAGCCGCTACTGCAAGAATACCGTCACTACGAAGTGCTATTCCATTGTCTGAGCTTGAATTAGCTGAATTAGCAAAAGGTGTTGTATTAGTAGTACCCACCAATAGGTTGCCTGATGAGTCTATGCGCATACGTTCTGTATCGTCAGTCTTTATGACTAACGGGTGACTTGTAGGAGTTCCTATAGTAACTTCACTTGCTGAAGATGTTACATCAATTTCAAAACTTCTGTCTGTCCCGTCAGTAGTTCTAAAGTCTGCACTAGCGTCTGTGGCATCAACTACGCTAAACTTACGAGTAAGATTTGTAGTGCCTATACCTACGCCTGTGGTGTCAATACGCATAACATTAGAACCATCAATTGTGAAGGTATGTTTAGAGTTTCCAATTTGGTTTCCTGAATCAGCACGGTATATAAAATTACCATCCGTGTTTTGAAGCGAACAAGTGTTTGTATTAGTATTGTCAAGTAAATAAAATAGAGGATTTGCTCCTGTAAGTTTTATACTTTGACCAGTAACGTCTACACCGTTATTTGACGTATCTAGTTTTGCAACACCATTATAAAAAAGAGATGAAGCACCGTTAGCCTGTCCTTCAAAAAACTTTTCATTATCTGGTGACAATAGCTGTAAAAAGTTACCTTTTATTTTTAACGAACCTGCACCGCTTTCTACAATATGTGTATCAGTACCGTCATGATAAATCTGTAAATCTGCACCCGCACCAAAGATAGCCTTAGCGTTGTCGCTAAATGTTGCATTACCCGCATGAGCAGTTGTAGATGCAAAGTTTACAGCCCCATTAAACGTAGATACGCCTGTAGTGGTCATAGCACCGCTATTCGTAAGGGTTCCTGTTGTTGTAAGGTCTGTCGCAGAACCGCTTGTTAAATCTAGCTTAGTAGCTATTGCTGTTGCAATGTTATTAAACTCGACTGTAAATTCTGCTCCTCTAATAATCTTAGCCGCGTTGCCTGAAGCAAGTCCATCCTTTGCTCCAAAGTTTGTTTGTACCGAATAGTTACTCATTAAATTAATCTCCCTAGAAGAGCGTGTACGTCTATTTGTTGTATTGAATAAGGTGCGCCATCAATAGTGGATTCGATGCCGATTGTTACTACAGTTCCGCTACCATTTGTGTTAACTTTAGGACGTTGTATGTCTGTGCCTACTGTAAATACAGCGGGTATATAATCAGGTTCATCAGGAATACCGTTGTTATCATTATCTATATCTTCTTTCCTTCCGAATTTTGATACACCATACTCAGAGGTAAGTGAATTACTTAAACCGCTATTGACTGTTTTTTTATTAAAATCACCACCGTAATCATAACCCCATACCAATGTAGTGTCTGCGGCTACGTTACCAATTACTGTGAGGTTAAACTTTTTAAGAAACTTAAGGTTAGTAGAGTTACCGAAACTCAACGGATTGCTGTAGTAAATCATTTCATAGGAAGCAGTGTCATCTTGATAGCCTTCATATTTAAATATACCATTTTCTCTACCAAAGTAAATATCACCGTTCTGTAATAAAGCCATGCTTCGAGGCTCAACACCTGACCAAGTAGTTACTCTGTTAGCACCGTCAGGTAAAGTAGTACGCATATCAAAGCAGTATATGGTATTCCCATCCTGTAATGACAATAAGTAGAATGCCTCATCAGCACTATACAGAGACTTAATAGGTTTACCTTCCAACCTAACTAACGTAGTCAGCTCAGTACGTATGTTGTTACTAATGTCACGCATAGGCATTGACTTTTCTTGTATAGTACGACTAAAGCTACGTACACCCTCTTCAGATAAAAACAATATGTCAGTACCTGTGTGTTGTACGGAATCTCTAGCAACACAGCCAACGCCCTCTACAGTGTCGTGTAATTGCATCGTAGCGGGACTTTCAGCACCAGAGTAAATAATAATTGAACGCTTACAAAAGATAACTAAGAAGCCATTGTGTGCCGCTAAGGCTACAACCTCATCGTGACCCGTAGGGAATACTGTAGTCAAGTCTAAAGAACCTGATGTACCACCCGACCACTTATGTCCTTGTAACGTATCACTCCAGTAAACAGTCTTAGTGTTACCAGATACATCAGCCGCCCATAGTCTACCATACGCGCCTATAACTTCATTGGCTTGTGGTGGTGTTGTTTGATTAGCAAAATCACTGTGCTTAGCCAGTACACCAGAACCACTAGAGTCTGTATAAATTAAAGGTTCATGTCCTCTTTGATAAAAATACGTATGGTTATTAAAGCTAACAATTTTCCAGTTGTTTGCTGAGATTGCGGGTGTAGAACCCGTAGGTGTTATGTCAGTTACTGAAAAGTCAAGACCTTTATATATTTTATTGTCAGCCGCAGAGAATATTACTTTGTCACCACTAGCATCTAAGGACTCAAATATAGCCTCTACGCCACGACTGCCTGAAGCAAAGGAAACATTAGAGGATTGCTCCTTATATCCCTTACGCGCCCCTATACGTCCATATTCATCAATGACACAGTTACTGGCTGTAGCCGCAAAGGACTGGTCAATGGATACAGGTGAATCCTGACTGTTAATCCCCGCAAATCCTGGGGCTTGTACTGTAATGTTCTGTAGTTGTTGTGCCATTAGCAAGGTGTCCATACAGTTTCAGAAGGGAATCTAGCGGCATCAAACGCTACTGCATCTGCTAACGTAGTGTCCGCTAGGGCAAATAGTTCCTGTGCTGAAGTACCGCCTGTCTCTCCACGTTCACGAGAGGCTAAGGCTACTGCGTACTGTACTACTGGTGATGAAGGTACAACTAGTTTATCTGCGTCAAGAGTAAAGGCATCTGGTCTATCTACAATGTTAAATCGTAATGTATATGCTTGGTCTGGCTTAGGATATAAGTCAACTAAAGCATTGCCGTTAGTATCCACACCATTCCAAGAGTAGTACTCAGGAGAACCTTTAGTAGGCTCTTGGACTAAATATGCGTTGTTCATCCAAGACGAACTAGCGGGACGCATAAAGAAGTTAGACGTGTCGTTAATAACGTCTAGTATCTTAAAGGCGTTGTTAGTACCAGTCATACTATAACTAAACTGATTGTCAGTGGTAGTTACTGTAATTGTTCCTCTGAGCGCTGACCAATCCCAAGCATCCTCAACAATACGTCTAGCATCATTAACAAGCTCTCCTATTAGTTTTACATAGGAATCAGTTGAACTTTCAACACTCTCTGTTTCATTCTCTCTCATTCTACGTAGCACACTATTTACTAGTTGTAAGTAAGTCATTATCCATATTTCCTTGAGTTCATAAAGGGACTAAGCATTTCCTGTGTAGACTTAATCTCTGTGTCAAATTTAAATAGTTCTTTGTCAAACAAACCTTCGACTTGTGTGGGCTGTCTAGGTGTAGTTAACCCTGTTAACATTGAATAGTCAAAGGATGGTAAGCTTAAGTCTACATCAGGTAAGTCTACATCAGGTAAGTCTATGTCAGGTAAGTCTACACTAGGTAAAGCATCAACAACTTCTTTAACTGGTTCTATAAATATATCTTCAGCTTCCGACAACACGTCTGAGCCTAAGTCTATAACATCTTGACCTAACTCTTTACCTGCTTGTAACGCAGGGTCTATTACTTTTTCACCAAAGACATCTAGTCCTTCATCTGCTATATCTACTACAGTTTCTATCCCTGTTTTAATAGGGTCTATAACTATGTCTTCTACTACAGGAGCTACAGTTTTAATAGGGTCTATAACTATGTCTTCTACTACAGGAGCTACAGTTTTAATAGGGTCTATAACTATGTCTTCTACTACAGGAGCTACAGTTTTAATAGGGTCTATAACTATGTCTTCTACTTCTGATAAAACATCTGAACCTACATCTATAACACCTTGTCCTATATCTCCTACAGTTTCTATAACGTCTGTGACTATAGGAGGAAGACCTACTCTTGTACGTAACTCGTTCAGAATGTCTATTGGAATTTCTTTAATAGGGTCTATAACTATGTCTTCTACTATAGGAGCTACAGTTTTAATTGGCTCTATAACTATGTCTTCTACCTCCGACAAAACATCTGAGCCTAAGTCTATAACATCTTGACCTACGTCTTTAGCTATGTCTATTGCAGGCTCTACAGCTTCTTTAATAGGGTCTATAACTATGTCTTCTACTATAGGAGCTACAGTTTTAATTGGCTCTATAACTACGTCTTCTACCTCTGATAATATATCGGAACCCACATTAAGACCTGTTTCAATAATGTCTCCAACAGGACCTAGAGCATCTACCGTATCTTCAAAAACATCTCCTGCTAATTCCGCGGCTGATACAAAAATATCACCTGCTTCGTTTGCGACAAGTTTAACGCCTTGTTCTGCTACTTCGCCTACAAAATCTTTAGCTTCAGATTTAACGGAAGAATCAAAAGCATCCGAAACAGACTCACCTTCAACTAAAGCAGTTGCTGTGTCAGTAGCTATATTTTTTACAAACTCAGGAACATCAGCGTCTGCGTCCATTCCTAATGTAGTTTTAATTTTACCTATTACTGCGTCTTCATCTATGTCTAAACCTTCAACTACAACAGAGCCTACTTGTTTAGTAATAGCTCCTTTAAGAGCCTCTTCTCCACTTTCTCCTGAAGCTATACCGCCTATTGTGTTTCCTAGTATTTCTTTTGCTGGTTGTGGTAGTTCAAATGTGTCTATGTTTATGTTTAAATCTTTAAAAACATCTACTGCAAAATCTGCCGCTGACGAACCTATTTCTTTTAAAGCGTAAGTTTTAGCCGCACTTTTAAAACCTTCTTCTATATCCCCTGTATTTATTGTTGCTTTAATGCCTTGAAAGACAGGAGCAAGAGGAGGATACATAACACTAACAACATCAAACGCAATATTAAGATTATCCATAGCTGTATCGCTAGGCTCATCATTATAGGAAGAATTACCATATTCTCCAAAGGAACCTATGGTATAATTGTCCATATTAATATCAGGCGTTCCTATAATAGTACCTGTGTTTAATTGGGTATATCCTGCTTTTCCTCCCCATCCCCAAGAAAATGATTTACCTTGTGTCAGGTTTTGACTATCGGTAGCCCCTGCCTGATTTCTAAGGAAGTCCTCCATGACAACGCCCTGAATGTCCATAGCCTTTTTTTGAATATCGTCATCAGGTAAACTGTGGTATAATTCAATATCCTCTACAGTATCAAAATTAAGAGGACCTTTTTCAATAGCCTTGAAAGCAGTTATTCTGTTTTCGTTGGTATAGTTTTCTTCAAGGTACTCTATGTAAGCATTATCAGCGGCTAGTTTAGCTTCCTCTAGTGTAGTAGGTTTAAGATACTCTTCGATACCTGCTTCATCTAAAGTGGCTAATGTCTCTTCTCTATTGTCTATATTAAAGTCAGAATACATTAATCTATTAAACGTACTAAACGGACTTCTTTCTCCCCCGTAAAACTCATCTCTTAAGTTTTCTAGTTGTATTAATTCCGCAGGACTCCATACGTCAGCCCCTACAACCCTACTATATTCTTCTTCAAATTCCGCTTTCTCTGCTAAAGAAGGCTCACCAAACATTTCAAAATATTCAATTTTAGGAGTGTCGTGTTCATAGTCCCACCCAGTAGGAGGTCTAGCGTAAAGACCTGAACCTCCTGTGCCTCCATAGGTAGGGTCAAAAGTAGGGTCAATGTACTGACCACCGTGCGTAATGTCGGCGTGGCGAAGCTCTTCGTTAGCTAACTGTAGTCTATACAGTCTGTTTTCTTCTAACTCTTCTAAGCTATCAAAACCTTCATAAAGCTCTCTACGTGCCGCCTCTTTTTCTCTTTCCGCTATTTCGTAGGGAGTATCTATTCTGCTCCTAACGCCTTCTGCTCTTGGTATAAATCCTGCTCCTGACATTATTTATTCCTCTCTACGCCTTTGGTTTTTTCTACGGTACGCATAGCACCCAAGCCAAGCATACCCATAAGTACTGGCATCATAGTAGCCATGTCTAGTACAGGGATTTTAATGGCAGAATCGGCAATAGCAAGCGCAAAATTTGCCATTGGGATAAGAATGTACTGACTCGCAAGTCCAATACAACAAGTCCAACCAACAGCAGGTCTCCAACCCGATACAAATAGGCTTCGGTGTGCCGCTTCTGTCTTATTAACTTCAAGTTGCGCTTTCGAAAGTTCCTGCGCGTGCTTTTCAGCCATTGTCGAAAGTTCAAAGGCGATGGCATTCTTCTTGTCTTTATCCTCTATGAATTTGTCAAGTAGTCCTGTTACTGGTCCAATTAGTTGTTGTAACATATATGCCTCACTTCTTGTGTACAATCTTTTGTACTGTTTCTGATTCATAGATACGAATACCTAACCAGATAATAGTAAAAACACTAGCAACGGGAGGCAACCAAGCCGCTAGAGACATCGCACCTGTGGATGCCGCAAATACGTCTACAGCTTGTTTTGTTTCTTCCGTGACCATGTTATTCTCCAGTATTTTCGGACGGGTTTCTTTGTGCATCAGTGGGTGGTACGTTGTAAGACACTCTAGCTTTAAATGTAGTCTCAGTATCAGGATAACCACGTTGTACTTCAAATACATTATCATTACCAACCAAGCTGTCAGCTAAGGCTACTGCGGCAACGTGTGCTTCCTCTCTTGAATCGTGGGTGCTGTGTATAACTTGCTCTACAACACCATCAGAATTTTTTTGTATATAACCTACTTGCATCACTATGCCTCGTATTCTGTAGTGGACATTCGTAGTGTATCTAGCGTCACAACATCCGTAGAAGAGTTTTCTCTAGCTTTAAATTGATAACCTACTCGTGAATCAAAACGACCTAAGTAAATCTTAAAGTCTCTTCGGTTGTTTACACCAATATCAGAACTACCGTCCAACGTTAAAGTTTCACCGTTGATTACAGTACCTGAAGACTCCCAATCAAAAGGATGTAAGTATATAGTGTCTCCAGTTGCAGGGGCGTTTGTATAAAGACTTACCCAGACTGTTGTCACATTAGCGTAAGGATTATAATGCCACTTATAAGGGTGTGACATCGGACTAGAACCATCTGAGTTTTTAGATATACCAATGTAAGGAGAAAAATACTCTGTCCAATCACCGATTACCGAAAAACCACGTATATAGCTAATTCCAGTACTAAAAGTTGTGCAAGCCCCTATGTTAATTGTAGACTCGCCTGAGGGGGCTGTTACCGCTAAGTAACCATAAGCATCGTTTGAACCTGACGTGCTGCTGTGGATTAAATCTACCGATAGGTCAACGTATGTTTTATAAGTAACACCACTGTGTTTAACATATTGTATGTCACCGTATGTTACTAAACTAGTTGTTAACGCTCTGCTTGCGCCTTGCGCCCATTGCATACTATTCCAATAGTTATACGTAAGAGTACCTTTTAAACCATCTAGCTTAGTATGGTCTGCATCTGTAAATGCATTGGTATTTGCTTCAGCTTCGTAGGCAGTCTTAATTTCAGCCCCTGTTTGGTCCCCTGTCGCACCTGCTTCTATAGAATCTAATTTAATGCCGTCAACAGATAAGTCTCTACCGTCTACTGTCTGTGTACTAGAGAACGTAATGTTACCCGTCATTTGCCCACCTGCTTTAGGTAGAGCATTAGTTGCTAATGTGCCTTGTGCGGCTGTAGCATAATCAGAAGAATCAAAAGCCTTAACCTGTGCTAGGTTAGTTACTTCTGAATCCATTAGCGCGCCTGCGGCAGTTACATTGGTTGCGTCCGTTACGTCCGCGCTTGCTTCTATACCTAATAGCTTTGTCTTTTCTGCATCGGTAAATGCGTTAGTGTCTGCATTGTTTTCGTATGCTGTTTTAATCTGTGCATCTGTTAAAGTGCTACTACTAGTAATAGTAAAGTTAGGATATGTGCCTGTTACTAAAGTACCGCCCGCGCCTGTTAAAGCTACTGTTTGGTCTGGTGAATCGTTAGTAATAGTACCGTTACTTGCTATAGAGATACCAGTGCCGCCTGTGAGGACACCAGTAACATTAGCGGCTGTTACGTTCGCATCTGTACCGTCTGTGCCGTCTGTGCCGTCTGCTCCTCTAGGTACTGTTAAAACACCCGTAGAAGCATTATAAGAAGCCTCAGTACCTGCCGCGCCTGTGGCGGCTGTAAGAGTTTGTATGGAGTTTGCTGAAGAAGCGGCTGAAGATGCGCTTGCGGATGCTTCTGCGGCTTTGTTAGTAGCTATTGTTGCATTGGCACTAGCATTTTGAACAGCAGTTATGTTTCCTGCAACCGTTCCCACATCACCAATATTGTTTGCTACAGCGCCTATGTCACTAGCGTCTGCTATAACAGTATCCATTTTAGACTCAAGACCCACTACAGTGGTTACGTCACTAGATATACCTGCTACGATATTTACATTGGAAATGTTTGTAGCCACCGTACCAATGTCAGTACCGTCACTAGCTACTGTATTTATATTGGTTGCGTTAGTTGCTACCGAGTTTACGTTGGCTATGTTATTGCCTACGTTATTTACATTACCAATGTTACTAGACACTGTGCCAATATCAGAAGCATCAGAAGCTACAGTAGTTACATCGGAAGATATATTGGATACCGTAGTAACGTCAGGTTTAATTGTATTGACACTTGTAATAGCATTTTTAATACTAGCTAAACTTTGTACTTCCGTTGAAATACCTGCTACAGTTTGAACATAAGTATTGTTAGCTGTGTTGGCATGAATCTGTGCTGTATCTCTAGCCGACTCTGCGGCTGTCTGTGCGGTTTGTGCCGCGTTTCTAGCATTCTCTGCGGCAGTCTTTGCATTCTCTGCGGCAGTTTTTGCTGTATTAGCTTCATTAGCTTTTGTAGAAGCTGTGGTTGCGGACGTTGCCGCGTTGGTTTCAGACGTAAGAGCGTTAGAAGCAGAGGTAGCCGCTTCCTGCGCTTTCGTTGTAGCTATAGTAGATTGTTCCGTTACGGCATCGACAACAGAAGAAGTAGTTGAATCACCTGTACCACCTGTGCCTCTGAATATACTCATGAAACATTCCTATAGTTAAAAAAAAAAAAGAATTGTATAAAAAAGAAAAGGGAAAG